CAAATGCGCGTATCGACCGCCCCGGGCAGCACAACCCAATGACTATCGTGCACATTAAGGGTAGCGAGATAGAGGCAAAGTTGTACGCCCTCCTGCGTTCAAACATAAGCAACCACGAAAAAATAATTGACCTGTATAACCAAGAAATAAATAGTTGACATTGTTAAGTTGCTTGGTACACTGACTCTCCCAGATATTTAAAGGAGAAATCTGTGAGCGACGCACTAGGCAACCATAACGCAGCGACACTAGCTGACATATACATCAATATGCGTGAGGCTATACGCCAGCTAGAAGAACAAATTAAGGAGATCGAACAACAAAAGGAATTGATTTCCGAGCATCTTCTCGCTATTTGCAACGCAGAAGACGCCAATACCATAAGCACCCCCGCAGGAACAATAAGTCGCAGGCTCCAGCAAAACTACTGGACCAGCGATTGGGATAGCTTTTACTCCTTCATAGACCGACACTCTGCTTTCCACTTGTTGGAGAAACGGATTCACAACGGTAACATGAAAGAGTTTCTGTCAGAAAACCCGGAAGAAGTACCGCCCGGACTGCAAGCAAACCAGAAGTACGTAATCACTGTGCGCAAACCATCCAGTAAATAGGAGTTATCATGAGTAAAGAAGTATCTATCTTTAAGAATCAGAGCCAAGTTATCGCCTCTGACGGCCGACGTTCCAGTGCGTTGGGCAAGAAGCTGGCCGATAGCATCAAGCTGTACAGCCGTCGAATCCAAACGAACAACAAGGGCTTCTTCCGTAAGATCATCAACGGAGAGCAGGTTGGCGAGCCGATCCGTGATTCCTTCAACGCAATCATCGTAGGCATGCTGCCGGATGTAAGCCGCATCTACTACGCAGGCAAATACGACCCGGAAGGCGAGCCTACACTCCCCAACTGCTGGTCTAGCAACTCTTCCACACCAGACGCGCAGTCGCCGGATAAGCAGCACACAAACTGCGCCGAGTGCCCGAAGAACGTGAAAGGGTCTGGGGAGAACGGTAGCCGTGCGTGTCGATTCCAGCGCCGCGTGGCAATCGTCCTTGAGGGCGATGCTTCTGGAGATGTGTACCAATTCAGCATCCCCGCGAAGTCTTTGTTTGGTAAGGGCACTGGTAATGTGCACCCGTTCGAGAGCTACGTTAAGTACTTGCTTATGAACCGTGAAGCGCCGGATACAGTGGTAACCCAGATCAGCTACGACTTGGACGCTGACGGTATGGAGCTGCTATTCTCCCCGGTTCGCCAGCTTACAGACGCAGAATTCAATCTGGTGGCCGCGGCGCAAACCCGCCCCGAAACCGACATGTACACCCGCATCACCGTCGCGCAGACCGATGGAGTAACTAAGAAGCCCGCCCCTGCGGCTGTGGCGGCACCTGCGCCGCGCCCCAAAGTCCAACGCACCGAAGACCCAGAGGATGAGGAAGCAGAGGAAGCAGAAGTCGTGGCAGCGGTAATTGAGGAGCCCATTAAGCGCAGCACTCGTAAACGCGAAGCAGAGCCGGTTGAGGATGTCGAGTCCGAAGAAGACAAACTCGCATCTGTAATCAGTGAGTGGGGTCGCAAAAGCTGATGGCTCTTGGCTACTCATTAAGGCTGGTACAGCTGAACGGAGCCGCTGCTAAATCGCTGGGCGTTGAGCTAGGACGTGCGTGCATAAAACATAATATGCCCGTAGCAGTAGTAGCCCAACGCCTAGGCGTCAGCAGGCAGACGGTGTACAGCTGGTTCACTGGAGCATCTGCGCCTCGTAGTAGCACTGAAGAAAAAATAAAAACCCTTATGGACACTCTCTCGCGGTTGCCTCATGGAAAACTTTGATCTGCTTAGTTATGTGCAGCCCGAAGCGGGTTTTATCTGCGTCCTAGGGCTTTCTGACAAACCACCGAAACAACGGTTGGTAGCTACTTACGAGGAAGCACACGTTATCGCCGACAAGTATGTGTCACTTGGGTACGACGCATACTTCGCAGTTGCACGGTTCAAGACAGCGGACAACCGCAAGAAAGAAAACGTGCAATCACTTAAGGCTTTTTGGCTGGATATAGACTGTGGGCCTACGAAGGTAGAGGTTAACCCCAACACCAACGTACCCCACGGTTATATAGATCAAGCTACGGGTCTTAAAACGCTGATGTCTTTTTGCGACACAGTGGGGCTGCCCGTTCCGACAATAGTAAATTCGGGGCGCGGGCTGCACGTATACTGGGTGCTGGACAGAGAAATACTGCCAGCACAGTGGGAGCACGCAGCGGCGCGTTTCCGTGAAGTATGCGCGAAGCAACAACTGTACGTGGACAACAGCGTGTTCGAGACGGCAAGAGTCCTGCGCATACCGGGTACACCAAACTTCAAAGACAACCCACCAAAAATGGTTAAAGTCCTGAAGGTATCGGACCCGGTAAACTTTGACGAGTTCTGTCAGGTACTTGGCGTAAGTTCATATGTCGAGCAGCGAGAGAAACCGCAACGGCAGCCGTCTATGCTCGGGCAAATGCTCAAGAACAACATAGAGAGCAGCTTCAGCAAGATCATGGTGCGCAGTGCTAACGGCGATGGTTGCGCCCAGTTGCTAAGCGCCTACATGCAAAGACAGACACTGTCCGAGCCCAGATGGTTTGACTCGTTATCCGTTGCTAAGTTTTGCTCTGATTCCGATGAAGCCATCCACAGACTTTCTTCCGGGCACCCCGACTACGACCCCGGTGAAGTAGAGAAGAAGATAACGCACATTGTTGGCCCGCATACCTGCGAAGTGTTTGAGCGCAACAACCCCGGTGCGTGTAAAGGCTGTCCACACCTCGGCAAGATAAAGAGCCCGATAGTTCTAGGCAGAGAAGTGCTTAGGCACGAGGAGCGTGCGGCCCAGCCCGAACCGGAACAAGACCCAGAGGGGGGTGAGGAGGACTACGAGGAGGACGAAGGACAGTCTGACTCCGTAGCGGTCGCAGCCAGTTTTACCTTACCTACGTACACTGATCCGTATTTCCGCGGTAAGAGCGGCGGCATATACGTGCAGCTTGGAGACGACGACCCTAAGCTCGTCTACGAGCACGATCTGCAGTTAGTAAAACGCCTGAGCGACCCGCTATTGGGGGATGTTGTTTTGTTTAGGTTGTACACGCCCAGTGATGGGGTACGTGAGTTCAACATACCGAATACGAAAATATCGCAGAGCTTAGAGCTGCGGAAAGAGCTTTCTAAGTACGGTGTAGTCGCCCCAGAGGGGCAATTCAAACTTATAAACGCATACGTAATACACGCTCTAAAAGAGCTGCAACTAGTCAAGAAGGCAGAAATCATGCGAAGGCAATTTGGTTGGGCTGATTCAGACACTAAGTTTATAGTAGGAGACAGAGAGATAACCGGAGAGGGTGTGTACCACAGCCCGCCGTCCTCCGTAACAGAATCAATGATCCCTTACTTTGATACTCGTGGCACGTTAGACGTATGGAAGGAAGTGTTTTCCTTGTACGGGAAAGAAGGACTGGAGATACAGGCGTTTGCTGCCCTTACTGGGTTTGGCGCACCACTGCTCAAGTTCACTGGGCAGAAAGGGGCCATCATTAACCTGATCCATAAGCACGCGGGTACAGGTAAAACCACCGTGCTGCGCATGGCGAACAGCATTTACGGTAACCCAGAAGAACTACTGGGCAACGTAGAGGACACGAAAGTAGCCCGTATAACGAAAGTGGGCATCCTCAACAACATCGTCAACACAATGGACGAGATCACCAACCTTGAGCCTAAGATTTTCTCTGACCTTGTTTACTCGTTCTCTCAGGGCAAAGGCAAGGACAAGAGCGATGCGCACGAGAACAAGCTGCGCATCAACAACACTACGTGGCGAACCCTGACACTCACGTCGTCGAATGCTTCGTTCTACGACAAAGTAGGTGCGTTGAAGTCGGTGGCTGACGGGGAGATCATGCGACTGCTGGAGTTTAAGGTCGACTACACCTCCAAGGACGTTATATCTACGGAGTACGGCAAACACATGTTTGACCACCAGCTTAACGGTAATTACGGACACGCAATAGTGCCGTACATACAGTACATAATCTGCAATTTGGAAGAAGTGAAGTCCACATTGATACGGGTACAGAACAAGATAGACAAGGAGTTGAAGCTGACTTCAAGGGAGAGAAACTGGTCTGCGATAGCCGCTGTCAACATAACCGCCGGATTGATCGCGCATAGGTTGGGGCTGCTGGTCGGATGGGATATGGCCCGTATATACGCAAAGGTGATGGACAAGATACAAGAGCTGCGCGTTACTACAAAGGCACCAGTAAACGACGCAAGTGCTATCGTGGCGGACTACACCTACAGACATATCAACAACATTCTCGTAGTAGATGACATGGTGGACAAACGCACGCACTTGGAGCAAAGACCCGTGGTGGAGCCGAAAGGCGAACTGCTCATACGGTTCGAGCCGGACACCAAGCTAATGTATTTGGCGGTCAATGCGTTTCGAAAGGACTGTGTTTCCTACCAGATCGACTATACAGACACGATACGAGAGCTGAAACAGAAGGGCATTCTTATAGACACCGTGAACAAACGTCTGTCCAAAGGCATGAGTATCGCTTCCGCTGGCGTACGGTGCTTGGTGCTCAACTGCGATAACTCTGAGTTTGTGGATGTAAGCAATATAGTACCCACGGGGACCGCAGATGGTAGTGGAGAAAGTGACGTACGAGATTAACTGGAAGAACTTCAAAGCAGGGTATTCGTTCTTTATACCCTGCTTAAACCCCAAAAAATCTCGCAAAGAAATAATGCAAGTGGTGCGCAGACTGCGCTACGACGTAGTCACCAAGGTGGTCATAGAAGACGGCGTTAGAGGTATCCGCGTCTGGAGGGTATGACTACCTTGGGAGGTCGTCCTTTGTGGGCAACGGCTCCGGCCTTGACTCCCGTATTATCGGAGCAAGCCAAGGGGCCAAATCCCCGGGCAAATACAAAGACTCATCGGTCATTGCCTGCCTGCGCATGCGCTCCCTCAAAGACTGCCCCATACCTTGTGTAGTGATGGCGTCGTAGAAATACCTGTAGTTGTACTCCTGCACCCCTTTGATCGCTTCGTCTAGCTTTGCCTTTGCCCGGGTAGCCTGCTCGCTAGAGGCACCAAACTTCTGCACCGCGTCGTAGTTTTCTTTGGCAGCTTCTTCTAGGGCCGTGTAAATT